CTGATATCTTTCCTAATCCCCCTTGCAAAGCATCTACAGCAGTTTGTTGAGTAGGAGAGTTACCTAAAGAGCCGAAAATTCCCCCAGTGGTAAATCCGCCTACAGCCGTAGCAAGCAATTTTCCTAATGGACCTAGACTATCGCCGAATTTAGCTCCAGCTGCCGCACCTGCTGTAAACCCAAATGCCTGTGCCTGGCCTTGAGTGAGATTGCTAAATGCAGTAATACCAGATTGAAGTGCACCGGCAACTGTACCTGAGTAATACAATGCCTGAGCAATAAGAGCGTTTGTCTTAAGTCTTTTTTCTCTCAACTGTATTTCTGGTACTTCATATCTGCCTTTTTTAGGAGTAGTTGTCCATTGAAAATCATAAATTACATCTATTGTAGAACCGGTACCAGTTTGCTGTGCAATAAAATTATTACTACCAGAAAAGAGACCGCCTGTTATATTATTAAAATTACCTGCCCCGGTACCTGCAGGTACTAATCTTGGAGCCCCACTATAAAATTTGTTTGGCTGAGATTGCGGGGCTGGTGTTGTTTCGAAATCGTATAATATCATAAAGTCACTCCAGGTATGCTATGCCTCAGTACTCTCGTAGCTACTTCGTTTATCATATCTGAATTTCTAATTTGCTGTCTATATCTTTGCAAATTAGATTCATTAAAATTATCAGTAGATTTACCGATAGAGCTGCTGCTCTCTTCATTAACAAATACATTATTATTTACTATATTATTTAAATTATTATTCATTGACCTCAATGTATTGTTAATACCCATCATAATATTAGCTATATTCAAAAAGTTTTTATCATTATTATTTGTTAACTGGGATAATTGTTTAGATATTTCGGAAACTAAAGATTCTAAAGAATTATTAGAATCTATAGGTGCTTCTGAAATCTCCTCGGTTGTAAAACTAGCCTCTTGTGGAGTAGATTGTTCTAAATCTATATTTTTATTGTTTTCTTGATTTCTATTCTCAACGGGATTATTTTCTAGAATATTGTTTAGGGACTCTTCTTTTATATTGTTGTCTTTATTATTGTCGGCTGAATCTATTTCTAAAGTATCCTTGTCTTCTACAACAGGCAGCTCTTCTATCGGTTCAGAACTTTCAATATCAGAAATTTCATCTTTTATTTTTTTGTTAATAGTATTGTTTTTTAGAGTTATGCTTATTTGAGGCTTTACTTCTTCTTCTATCTTAATATTATCTATATTTTCTTTTTCGGTAGGTATTTCTAAATTAGATTCTTCTTTTAAATTTTCTATTTCTTGACGATTATTATCTGATTTCTCTATGATTTTCTCTGTTATTACGCTTGTATTTTTATTTAATTTTATTTCTGATATGGCAGGTTGGTTATTTAAATTATCTACTAATTTTTCCTGAACATCATTTTTTTCTAAATTTTCTAAATTTTTAAAATTTTCTTTTTTAATCGGTTCCGGCATTTCTTCTTTTTCTTGCTCCGCACTTATATTTTCCTTTATATTTTCTTCTACTATCTCATCCTCTACATTTATATTGCTATTAGAAATTAAATCATTTAATTGCTCCTTTACTGTATTGAACCAATCAGGAATTTTTTGATCTATAGCAGTAGATTTTATGCTGTAAGGTACCTTTGCAGGTATTTTAGTCAAATCTTCCTTTTGATTATTTTCTAAATCATTAATTTCTACGGGTATTTTTACTGGCTTTTTGGTTAAATCATACTCTTGATTATTTTCTAAATTATTAATTTTTTCTTCTTCATCTAATTTCGCCTCTTCATTATTCTCTTGGTTTAATTCATTAGATTTTATTTCTTCCTTTATTGAAAAATTTACTTCTTGTTTTTCCGGTTTTTCTATTTGCTTACTTTCTGTATCCTTACTCTTTATATCTAGATCTGGTTTTTCTAAAGTAATAGTATTTAAAGGCTTAGACTTTTGACTATTTTTAGATAATTCATTTAACAATGAGTTTTGTTTCTCTATTGAGATTAAAATATTGTTTAGCTTATTAGCCTCTTCTAATTGCTCTTGTTGAGTTTCTAAATCCATATATTATTTATTCAGTATTTTGTTTATGGGGATTTTAATTTTTTAGAAATAACTTTTTGTTCTTGTTTATAATGATTGATATATACTTCGCATTCTAGCGGGGTCATATAATGTATATCATTTAGACTAAATCCTATTTTACCTATTAATATGTATTTTTTCTCCTGTAATACGTTGGACCATACAGAATAAAGTCTCTTTACATGATCAAATAAGGTATTATCGGTCAATTTAAAGTACGGTACTTTTATATTAAATTCTTCTAGTCTTGATATAAGTTTAAAATTAATGTCATCATACTCCTTAGAAATATTGTTTTTTATTAATTGCTTAAAAGCACTAGACATTTTATCTAAAATTATGTCTTTTTCATTACTATTTAAATTTAATAGTGTATTATTATAATATGCAGCAGAAAAACATTCTTTAAGAATATTTTTTGAATAAAAATTTTGAGGAATAGTAAATACTAATTTTAAATCGGAAGTTTCTATAAAAATTTTTTCTTTAAAAGATTTATCTGATATTTTTTCAAGCATTTCTAATATAGATATATCTGCTATGGCGGTAGTGTTATCTCTAGTCTTAACTTTATAAACACTTACTGGAGAAATACAGACTGCTCTTAAAAAAGAAAGTATAAACCATTTATCAAATTTATTTAAGTCTCTTATACCTAAATTTAATTTGATTATTTCTTCGAAACAATTTTCAAGCCCTTCATCATCATTATTAAGAATATATTTTAATATAAGTTCATACTGTAGTAATGTTAGTTCTTTTATTCTAAAATAATCCTTTTTACTAGGTATCCAGCATAAGAGATTGAAACGTTTCATTAAAAGAATCCAGCTGCATTAAAGATATTAGTACCATTTTGACCGGCATTTTGTAGAGGCGAAATTTGAGGTATGTTAGACCCATTTACTATACCTTGTACTCTGTTAATAATATTGGGAAGTGGGAAATATAAGCTGTTTTGAATAGTATAATTAGTATAGGTCCAATAGGTTGAATAGCTAGCTATTCCGTCTTTATCATAATTATATGGTTGATCAACCACGGCATGAGGCACACAATTATAAAAGGTAAAAACTTTTCTAGGTATTTGACTTATATTCTGATAGCTTCTAGTATAAAATAAGAGCGTAATAATTGATTTCATATTAAGTTTGTCCTTAGATCCCGGTACATCACCCGGTCTAGCTACAAGCCCGAAATGACTAGCCATTATTATCCAAGGTCTAATGACAAAGTCTATAAAACTAGTATTAGTCTCTAAAAACGTTAAAATTAATCTATTTTGATTATAAGCGTATCTGTCTCCCGCAGCAACACCCTGAATAAACCCTCTATTATTTTCTATATTAATATTGTTAATCTCAAATCCTTCTGTAGGGATATCTACTCCTTGTGCAAAAACACATCCTATAACTTTTTGTAATGGAAAGCTAGTAAGTATACTTTTTGCCTGGTCTATATTATACCCCTGCCTAGCACCATCGGTTCTTTCTAAATTCTGTAGTATTTGATTGTTTAATGCCGCTGGATAGGAATCAATAATAGCTATCCATTGACTTTGAGTGGGTATAGAAGTTAACCAACTTTCCATTTGTAAAAGAAAATAATCTCTCGTAGAAATGAGCGGAACACCGGGAATATTAAAACCAAATAAATTGGTTATTTGAGGTTGAGATAGAGGGTTAGTCCCTCTGCCTATACCTACAAAGTTGTTGGTTAACCCTGTAAAGGCATCAGTTAATGGGTTTCCTAGACCGCCGGGCATGTATATATTTAATAAAGACTATAAAATTACGGTTAGTCTTTTTTGACGAAATAATGATAAGACATCGATACGTTAAAGTTAACAGGCGCACCGCTACCGGTAAAGTCATACTTAATATCGCCTACTTCTTTAATACTAACACCTACTAGTTGATACTGCGCTACTTTTTCAAGCTGATTGTCCAATTGTATAAGATCTATTGTACTGGACTGTGTAGGTGTGAAATAATTACCTGTACTATTTACATCATTAAATGTATCCCTTGTCCATGTTTCAAATTTTGTTCTTATGTTATTTTTAGCATCATTAAAGAATTGTAATGCATAATTACTACTATTAGGATATGAAGCAACACCTGGAATATTGAAGTTTAATCCCATATATTTTACTTCATTAATATTAATAGCTCTAGAAGGCAGGGTGGCTGCTCGAGCGTATACTAAGTCATTCTCATCAAATGTAGTTGTCGTTCCACCAGGGGAGATACTCAATACTCTAAAATGAATATCACGCTGGAAATCACGAGCTGCAGCTATTCTGTAAAAATCTGCTATTGTCTGTTTAATTGCTGGCATGACTAGTTATTTATTCCTTAGGCTAGGAGCTCCTGGAAGTTTTGACTAGTACGTGTAGCATAGAAGCTTACTAATATAAACTCTGCTGTACGTACTGGCTTCAAGTAGAGATCTACCTTTAGTTCGTTATTATCAATAACATCGGGTGTATTGTTACGTTCATCACAAATAATCAGATAGTCATAAACCCCATCTGTATTCTTAGCATTTTCAAATATAGGTGTTAATGTATTAATTACTTGTGTGCGAGTAAAGAGTGTGTTAGGCTCAAATACAAAATATTTTACCGTATTGCGTGTTAATGTTTCCAAGGTCAAGAACAATCTGCGAACATTAATACGATCAAACGCACTTGGCTTCTTGAGAGTTGTCTTTTGACCGTAAATTACAAAACCCTCAATAGGGAAAAATGCAACCGGGTTTAGACTTATTTTATAAAGTTGGTCCCGCTGCTTTTGCTTAGGATAAACACCAAGATCATTTACACCTACTAACGTGCCGCGTGTAAACCCTGCAGGTGCAAACCATGGCTGGAAGTTTGCATCCGTATTCCCCATTGCCGCAGCAGCGAATCCGCTAAACGGTACCCATACTTGACGGTTTGTTGCATTATCAAGTACTTGAGCGACGTTAGCATAAATTGATGCATAACTAGAATCTGTTAAACCAAATTGATGTCTTAACGGCCAGTAGATGTGTTGACTAAAGTTAGTAGTTACATAGCCAGCAGCAGTAGGATTAGCTGAATCACCTGCATTTGGACTATACTGCTTCTTACTGTTTATAACTTTTGCATTATCGCCTTGCACAAATATATTTCTAATTGGATCGAGGATTACTATGAAATCCTTGCGTTGATTTTGTGCTTGATTTACAAACACACTAGCAACTGCATTGTAATTGGCTCTCAATCTCAATCCTTCTTCAGTTAAATTATCGCTATTAGTTGTATACCATGCACTCAGAGCGTTTAAGGGCTCGGAGTCAATATAAGGACCAGTACCAGATAATGGAATTCCTTGAGCTAATGTCTTTTCAACAGCATTAACATAAATGGTTCCAAGGCCTGCTTCACACGCAATACTGATCGGATATAGATCAGGATTTTCTACCAACTCAAACACTCTTTCGAGCTTATCAGGCAGATTACCGATATCTTTTGTAGTAGCTACTGTATTATTATATACTCCCAGAGGGAACAGTGCATTTGTTGTTCCGAGTTGCGTTAAGAGTGTATTTACTACAGCAGAAGGCGCTCCTACTCTAGTTGTATAGGTAGAATCATTATCTACAAATCCCTGTATACTGAATGGCGTAGCTAACCTATCCGAAAGGAATCTTACCTTCTTAGAGGGAACCCCGACATTATTAAGCCAGGTATTTGAATATCTATTACTCAAGAATGGATTTACTAATGTAGTAATATTTGGAGATGCAGCTTGCTGCTGACCCAAATAAAAGCTAATTGCCGGGCCGCCATTTTGATCGGCTACTTGACGATGATAGTCAAGAGAGCCAGCATAGGTTTCAGATGCAACATAATCTAAGGCAATTACATCCGGGGAGAATACACTCTGGCGTAATTTGTAAACACCAAATAATACAGTATCGTCAAAGGCACGAGGACTAATATCAAATTTAGATATATTCTCTTGAACCTCACTGATGCTAGAACCATCACCGAGCTTATTGGCACTGAGTGTAAAGTTTAGTCTTGCACGTGGTATTTGAATATAGCTGTTTGAATTAGCATTTGATGCAATCGTATTTACATCTAATATACCGTCAAATGGTGTTGCAGGGTTATTGTTATTATTATCTGTTAATCCTATATAATATCCTTCGAACTTTGAATTAATTGTAGTTTGGGACTTATTGAGAATAATTAAACCAGATTCACCAATCGTATTATAGGAGAAAGGAGTATTCTTACTTGTCACCGAAGGTGCAATAGACCAATTAATATTATTGTTTAATAACTCCTGATACTCCTCTACACTCAATTCGATGTGTGTTGGTTTCCCAAAGAAATATGTAGTTGCTGCAGATAAACTACTAACGATACCACCTGACACAGCAGGAATTGCATTAGTACCGGGTGTATATGCTAAAGTAAATATTGTTGAACCGACGTTTGAGTAGGCCGAATATACTGCCGGGGCAGTAGCAACAGCACCAGCGGTTGTATTAGTTATTACAACATTAAATGTTGATGTTGAAGAATTATACGTACCTACTGATATTAAGCCGCCAGTGGCTGTATTATTAATTGCACTAAGTGTTTGATTTAACAACTGTTGCGGTGTCATTGTGCTGTCAATAACAATTGTTGCACTTAAAGCACCGGTTAAGCCATGAAATACCGGTGTCTCACCGTCAATGGAGTAACCAAAGTCGTACACTGTTCCGCTTGCTAAACCTATGCTAAAACCAGAACCTGAAAGCGTTTTTGCTAGCGTTACATTATAAAGACTGTAATCGCCGATTGTATTGGTAAGGGTTACTGTTTGCTTAGTTGCGGATATTGCAGCCGTATCACTAACATTGTTATATGATACCACCGGGTATACTAATGCGCTATACTTCCACTGATCGAATCCCTCACCAAGCTCTACACCGTAGGGTAGACGGGAAACTAAAAGCTGTGAGGGTGATTGAAATGCCGCTTTAACCGTATGGTAAAAATATCTTTCCGCTGCGTTAGTTGGTATACCAAAAATTTGTTCAAATTCACTTAAACTTGTAGGTTGAATAATTTCATCGATAGGTCCTTGATTAGAAAATCCAGTAACAAGAATTGATGTTCCTTGATCTGAAACCGCTCTGAGCGATAAATCGACTTCACGTATTTCTACACCAGGACTTTGTATTGTTCTTGCCATAATATTACTTTAAAACCTCCAGAAAGTCGATTGTCATATCATTTTTATTTATTGTTCCCCGGCATACTTTTGTACAAACTTACCAAAGTATTTACAACAGTTCCATTGTCCACTGTGAATACCCAAACTCAAAAGTAGATTGCATCTCACTAGGATCTCTATCACTATATGTAATTCCGTCCAATCTTACTGGAAAAGCCTTTAAATAATTAAACCTAGCAACTTTGTTATTATATTCGTCCAAACCATATATTGTAACATCTGTTTGGTATCTTCTAAGTCTGCCTTCATCACCGGGTTTATCAACATTATAATAGCTTTTTGTTTCATTATTAAGTATATCCAGCCATTTATAAATTACAAAATAGTTATTAAACAAGTTATCTACAGTAAAATTAACTACTAAGCACGGACATTCCGGTCTAGCATATGAAGTAATTTTTGTTGTTTGTCCTGCATAAGAAAGTGAAACCGATGGCACTACTAGTGCAGGCACAACAGCACCATAAACACTAAATTGTAATGAATCAAAATTAACCTTTCCATATTTCTTGCTCAGTTTGATAATATCCTCCCTTAAAACAGAGGGTATTGTTAATACAAGTAAAAATTTATCCTTGCGTTGTTTGTTAAACGGACTCTGAATTACTGGTGTTTGGTTAACCGGGGTCTGGTTAGGAAGATCCATAATTTATTTATAAGGGTTAAAAGGAACATACCCCATATTAGCTAGGTCAACTACATCTTGTGTAAGCGGTGTAGTGTCAATATCATCTATAGTTTTATTATTAAATACTACAGGTAATCCCACGGGAGTTGGATCTTTTTCATTCAAGTAACTACCTACCGGGCTAATTACTTTAGATAAATTATATTCTAAAGGTTTTATAATTTGAGGTCTATTATATTCATCTAGTTTTTCAACATCAAAATATTTTACACATATTTCATTTTCAAGTATAATTAAAGTCCATATTAATGCCATGACTCTATCATCCCAGCTATCAGTACCTGGTCTTGCACCCCAAGTATTGTTCGAAAATCTAACAAAGTTTTTTAACTCTCGCA